TTGAGCTCAATCCTTTTTGGAGAACTCACCTTCGATCACGTTTGACTCGCTTGCTCGCTTCTTGATCATTTCTTCAAGTCGAGTGAGTATGTCGTCTTTGGACATCATATCGATCTTCGCGGTCAGGATCTCGCGTCTATCAATGTAGAGTCCGCCTGCCTTGCCTCGATGGACCTCCGCTGTGATGGCTGCGGATATCTGTCCTTGGTCTTTAGCCTCCTCCCGCAGTTCGTGGAGAGTGGACAAATGGTTCTCTAGGGAAACTGCGTCCTTCTCTGAGGCTGTGATTTCCAAGTCAATGAGGTAGTTTCGTACAACTGGGTTATGATTTAGTAATACACTCCCTTGTGTCTTCGCACCCTTTCGATCTTTCGTATACCCTGCTTTAATAGCCGCTTCAGTAGCTGTTTGACCTTTCAAATACTCCTTACAAAATAGTTTTTGCTTTGAGTTGAGCGGTTGCCATATCTTACCCTTGTCATCAATGTATGCTTTACCATCTTCTGTCGGCATTAATGAAGTATATGTTAGTTGTTTCATCGCATCTCCTGGACTTACCAAATGTTATTACAATAATATTAGAAAACTATATCAATTATATACTTTTCTCGTGCCCTCTAGGTATCTTACCATACATTTGTAATAACTAATAGAAAATCTATTACTTTTGATGATCACAACAATCCAATGACCAAGAGCCTTGTAGAGCTATTCTATTAGTATATTAGTGATATTAGTAGTTTTACGATTATTTTTTCAAAAACTTTTTTCTTTTACAGAATAACAATACACATAGAATAATAGGGCAATAAAAAACCCCGCACGAGACGGGGTTCATTAAAAACAGGTTAGCGAGTTATTCGTAGTGTGGCGTATACTCAGGATAGTTTTTACCTTTGTTAGTTGTCACATCAATCCTATATGTGCCGCGTCCCCATGTGCCGCCTCGTATGAGGTAGTTGTCATCGCCGTTTCCAGCGTCGTCGCAACCATCATGCGGTCCATAGCCTGTGTTGTATTCGAGCTCATCTGCTTGTTCGAGCTCTTTTTTAACCTGTTCTGAGTAAGCAACAGCGGATTCATGAACATTTCCATATTCACCCATGCCAAAGAATTGTTTCGTTTCTATTAGTTCTCCTGTGTCGTAATACCAACCACCTTCTTCAGGTCCTCCATATGCACGATCCACTATATAAACATTAACGAACCAATCAACTCTGTCTGGTGTGGTAACAAATCTCTTAACTTTATTCATGTCTTTCTCCTTTCTAATAGTTGTTATTAACTAAAAACTGGTTTTCTCCGACCCTAGTAACAAACTCACAATCTAATGCCTGCTCTAGTAGTTCATCTTCGTCCAGTTCAAAATTAAAACAAGGTGCTTGGTTCAACCACAGTTCTTTCTTTGTAAAAACTGTTCTATTTTCTTCTTTGGTTACTGTATTCATAACTTTCTCCTTTCTAGTTTATGGTTAAAATATTTTTTAACCTTGCACCCATTATACTAAAGAATAAACCCATTTACTAGCAGTGCTACAAACCTCACGCGGACGATTAAAAGAGGCTTTTTTGCTCATGCGATTCTTTATAAGGTAACAGTTCACACCAATAGCCGTCGGTCTCATTACTCCAACCATAAGTATAGACAAACTGCTCCCCTGTCTCCATATCTTCCAGTATTTCACCACTAGCGGTTTCATAGTTTTGTAGTATAGGATCAGAAGTTAGTGATTCAATGGGTATTTCCAAAGAGAGCTTACTTTCTATTATGGTTTGGAAGAGTTCGCCATAATGCTCTAGGATATCTTTTACATCGTCGATTGTGCAAACACAAACATGAATTAATACTCCGCCTTCTGCTTCAAGGTAGAGTTGATATAGTTTTTTCATTGAGCACCTCCCGTTATCATAGCCAACGCAAACATAACAACCATAGTTATAATCAACGCCGACAAAACCAATATATCGTCAGGTCTATTATTTCTTCTCATTAGTTCTCTCCTGAGTCATAATCATAAGTAGTCGAGCAGGGATCACATGCTCATTATTGCAAGTATCACAACACCTGCCGTCGTTGATAGGTTCGGCGTTATTGCCGCCGTCCCAGACTATCTCGCCATCGTCATTCCTTAACGGCTCGATATACCCCTCGCAAATACTACATTTGCGGTCTTCTAGTTTAGTTACATTATCCATTACTCACCTCCTTAAAAAGTGATTTTTTGCGTCTAGCAATAGCTGTTCCGTCGCCCAGTTCATCTATTTGTTTGGCAACTGTGTTAATAGTGAACGCCATCGTCATTGCACAAAACCAAGCGTTTTCTTTACCTGCGAATCCAGTCATGTAGTCCATAATTTCTTCGGTTGAATCGAAAGTAGCAAAGAAATTGTTTTCTACAATCACTAAAGGTTCTTTCTTTTTAGGTTTACTCATATATTTCTCCTTTCTAATAGTTTGTTTAATATACCCTTATATTATATAAAAGAGCAACGCCAATGTAACCTAGCCTACGAGTCGCCATCCTTTTTGAACAAGCCATCTTCCAGTTTACCAGTGCGGTCTTTTATTTCATCCCATGCGGCGTCCATACACTCTAATAGAGTCATATTATTCTGTGCTGCTAGTATAATCAACACCACCACACAATCACCTATGCCGTCACGGAGCTCTTCTCTATTTCCGTAGGCGAGTGCTCTAGCCGTTTCACCGACTTCTTCTATTAGTTTGAGCATTTGTCTATCTGGGTTTGCTTTATCTCCGATTAAGCCTTTTTCCTTACCCCAGTCTTCTACTCTAGCTATTAACATTCCTTCTAGTACGTATGACATTATCTTTTCTCCTTTTTGAATTTTTCTCGTAAAAACGATTTGTTGTCTTTGATATAGTCTTCTTTAGATTTTATATCCGTTTCTTGATAAGCAGATTTTTCGTGACGATACTCGTTATACATATGATCACAAAAGTTGTCAAAAGCTTCATTACTCATCGTCGTTCTCCTTGTCAATGGGGAACAAGTGCTCCGCACACCATTCCAATGTGTCCCACGACACACCCATAGAGGCATCGTGCTTTCTCTCTTGATACTCCAAAACCTCCATACATTCATCGTCACTAAGATCAGGTCGTTGCTCTTTAACGTCATCAATACACCAAATAATCGCTATAGAATTGGTTTCGTTATATCCATATCCATAATCTAGTTTTGCCATTAGTTTGCCTCCTGTATAGGTGCACCCCACGCATCGTGAGGCTCTGCAGGTGCAGGGTCAACGAAATACTGGTCACACCACAAATCGAAAAAGTATTGAACATCGCCACGCTTGATCGATTGATATGGCTCGTAAACTCGGTGATAGTCATATATAACTTCATACACCCATTTATACGCATCCAGGATCTGCTCATCCGTAAGATTAAGCCACCTAGATAACTCGACAATATGCGGTAATGTTTGCTTTTTAATCTCGCGTAGGCTTAACATCGTGTATCTCGGTAGTGGGTATAATTCCAGAAATAGTATCTATGACGTTCTTTGTATGCTCTGCCATCATGATTTTAGTTTCTAGTTCTTTTATGCGTTTAGCTAGGAACTCGTTAGCTTCTAACTGTCCTTGCATAAACTCCTGAACACTACGCTGTGTAGTGACTATAGTATCGATAGACTCAACTATCTTTACTAAGGTTTTTTCTAAGTCTTTCATATATTTCTCCTTTCTTAGTTATGAAATAGGTGTGTGGCTAGTTCGGGTATGGATTACTCAGTCTTATCCCTAATTCATCTCTGACCTTCAGGAGAGTTACCAACCTCAAGGATTTTATAAGAGTTTCAACACCTAACCACACGTGAAGGTCTAGTAGTTTAGAGTCACTTCTCGGGATAACCTTCTCGCACCCGATGGCTGACTTGATGCCTAATGACAGATAACTATAAAAAACTGTCATCAGGACTTGAGAAAATGTCGGTTGTTCTCCTTGTTTATTTTTCATATAATTTATCCCCAACATACCTATATTATATAGTGCAGCGTACGATAATAAACCAGCACTATGATGCCCCCACATCTTTTTTACTTACAGGGGGCTCAATATCTTGTTCACCACAATCATCACAGATTAAAACATCCTGTAGTCTTCCGCTTGTCGTTATCTTATAACTATGGCTTATATCCTTATGCTCGCATTTTTTCATTAGTGTAGCTCCTTATCTGAAGTAATCTCATAATCTGCATCAGGACTAAAGTCTGGATCGAACCATGATAGAGTCGGTTTAATCATGCCTCCAGTTCCTGGTTTGTATTTATGCCAATAATCTAAATACTTTCTAGATATATCGGATAATAGTTCATTACGAGGTCTAGTATCGTGTGAAAACTCTTGTTCAAACAATACTAGATTAGGTCGTTTATTTTCATCTATGGCTTTATCGATAAACTCGATCATCTCAATATCAACATCTGTTAAAGTATTGAAAAAGTCTACCTTTTTCGCAGTTTCCGCCATTAGTTCTTTAATCGACATTAATAATACCCCGCTATTTCCATTCCTGGTTCATCATAGAAAGCTGTAATACTCACCTCTGGGTATTTCTCTCTAAGTTTTTCGATAACACCTTCGGGCGGACTCCAAGCAGTGCTGAAAGTATATTCAATTTGCTCATCGTCCATCTCCATAACTTCACAGTCGTAACTGTTCCATTTAGTGCCCCAATTCTGAACTCGCCAATCCCACCACGCATGGTCTTTTTTGACGGGTTCATTATTGCCCCTGATATCAGGAAATGTTGGCTTTACTTCAACTTTATCGTAATCGGGTTCAGGGAATATTTTTGTAAAGTCAAAATCTGTTTCTTCTGATTTAATCTCAGAGGCGATTTTACTCGCCTCTTTTCCGTAAATCTCTATTCTATTATAACAATGATTTGGCATTATCATCCTCCCCTGATCCGTAACAAGTGTCACATTTCCACCCTATTATAAATTCAGGTGCTGGACGTTTAAGTCCGCTCTCAACACCCACCATTCCTTTTCCGTTGCATTCTTTACACTTTTTCATGATTAGTCCAGTAAAACCATATAGGCTTCAGGTTCGTGTTGTCTAAACCAATCAAGTCCTGTGCGGACATCATCGTATAGTCTCATTGCTTCACTACCTTTGATCATGTCGTAGACTGCTACGGCATCAGGTTGTAGTGTGACCTTCTCACCAGTGTATGGGTTTGCCACTTCTACTGGTTCTTTATCAAGTATTTGTAAGCCCTTCGGCAACGTTCTAGTTTTCATAACTTTCTCCTTTCTTATTTAGTTATATATATAGTTTACATACGAAAAACCGCAAAGTAAACCGCTAACAGAAACCATGCAAAAACTAATATTGTTTTGTCTTTATCGTTCATCATCCCCGTCCATAAGCTGTTCAACAGCGTCGATAACGCCGTTTATAAAGTCTGTTTCTAATGAATAATGATACGATGAATCCGCTGTCACATGCGGGTATATCGCTTTTGCTAGGGTGGTCACGTTAGTTGTAAAAGTCGTGCCGTCTTTTTTCTGTATTTCTATTTTCATAGTTTCTCCTAAAAATAAGGTGCACAAGTTTCCCTGTGCACCTATTAGTTTACGCTTTCGCGAAGTAGCCTTCTTCAACGAGTCTTTTCGCATAGAACCTAAAGATTCTGAGCGGATCTTGACCCGTAGTCAAAGTACCTTTCTTCACAGCCAACGCTACCAGATCCTGTGCGGTGAAACTAGCTGAGTCTAACTCAGTTTTCTTAGCTTCAACAACAGTAGTAATCAACGCATTCATTTGCGGTGTCTTACCTTCTGGTGCTTTGCCACTATACGTATACAAAGTTCTTGCGGAACCTCTACCTGCTTTCGTAGGTTTAGGTATCGCTGTCACTTTAGCTTTGCTAAGTGGCTTTGCAACTACTTTCGCAGTTGCTATTGGTGCTCTCTTTTTAGAGGGCGTAGAAGTAGATGTTTGCATTTGCTTTCTCCTTTCTTCTTGTTAATGTTATCCACCTTGCGGTAGAGCCAGTATCTAGTATGCCTTTCAATAACACGAAAGTAAACCAGTATAAAGAAGGTGAGAGAGGTCCAGTGGTGTAGGCATATCTTTGTCTATTTTCAACCACCAACATTGAGCCCCCTTATGCATGCCTCGAGGCACCTCTCTCTTTTAAACCTAATGTAGCTTATCATCCGAAAACTTTACCAGATCATTTTCTTCTAGGTAATTTTTCCAAAACATCAATATAAGTGAGGGATCATCCACCCCCACCAGTTCTTGACAACCTTGTGCAATCATAGTATCGGAAATTACCCGAGCCAGTTCATCGTTCCCTGACTCGAATAATTGCTCCCAAACCATACCTAAGACAGCAGCGTCTATTTTATATGAATTAGGATTGTCCACTAGGCAGCCCTCTGTAGAGCAAGTTCTAATGCCTTGCTTTTACGATTGGCTGCGGCACCAAACCATGCACTATGTAGAGCATTGCCTTCGGTTTGCGACTCACGTAAATGGTCTTCCACGTAGGTAACAGCATTCAATGCTCCCCACCACGTGCCTTTAGCAGATTTCAGGTTTGCACCTGGACTCTGATCTAGAGCATCGACCACTAATGAAGGAAACTTATTCAGTTTCTCTTTTAGAGGCTCTTGCATACCTATAGCTTTGCCTTCTTCACGTAGCTGTTGCTCCTTACGATATTCAGCGATCATTAACGGTTGGTATATTTCACCAACATAATCAAGGACATCGGAGTGTTTAGCTTTCGCTTTCGACAATAGAGTAGAGTTATTTCTAAACTCAGTCATAGCTGTCGCAGATAGACCTAATGCTTCTTCTGCGGCTTGTATAACGTCGTCACCGAACTCTTTAACGTGAGGCATACGGAAAGATGCTGTACCACTGTGCTGTAGTGCCATCGTGAGGGTGTTATTACACACAACTCTTATAGGCGTTAGCTTTATGGTCATCGATCTACCAACTATATGCGGTTGATTAATAAGAAGATAACCTTTTATAAGGTCGTCTCCCGCCAGTTCGAAGTCTTCTGAGATTTTAGCTAAACCCCATATTTCTCCGCCATCTTTTAAACTACCTGCGGTTTCCATGGTCATATGACCAGCTTCCGTAAAGCGTTTAAAGAATTTGAATACGTCTTCATTTTGAATAGGGACGTAGTCTCTACCGCAATGTGATAGTATTCGGTTATCAGAATCACGAACGATGTGAAAAGTATTCTCCGCTTGGATAATACCAACATCTTCGCTCCATTCGGGGGCGTCTAGCGTGTAACTAGGACGTTTACTAACAGTCCAGTCTAGCTGTGCAGCCTCCTGCATTTGCAATGGTGTAAGGTTAGCGTCAACTTCAACACCCAATCCGTGCCAAGGTTTTTCACTAGCCCAAGCCATTGTTTCTACTTGATGTGCCATATATTTCTCCTTTCTAAGTTTATGACAGTAGCTTAATTACTACTATGGTCATTATAGCTACCAAAGCTACGAAAGTAAAGCAGTAGTTAGAGCGTCCCAGTCGTACGGTATTGTGAGCGTTAGTAGAGCATCAGATTTGTAGCCACCCTTCACTAGTTCTTTTATTCCTGTGAGACTGTCTATGTGGTAGAGTTTGATCTCATTGTTTTTTCTAGCCATAACAAAGACTTGTCCACCATGCGAGGCACGTTTAGCTAACCAAGAAATTTGCATGGGTCGTAGAGTGAGTTGATTCCCCGAGTGTATTTCTTTTAGTTCTATCCAGAACTCTTTGCCTTTACCACAACCATTAACATCAGGAACACCTGCTCCTGTCATCCCAGTTTCAATCCTCTGTAGATGTATCTGTGTCAGATTTGTTCTTAACAAGAGCCATAAATTCTTTTCTTTTGCCATATTTGTGTATTTCCTTTCTACTTAACCCTCTGTTGATCATAACCCATTCGTGAGCTTTTTGTTTTCTTAGTTCAGCTTGACTCACATCAGGCTGATACACTTTTCCGTTGGCGTATCTTGCTACAGGAAGTTCTTCTTCGAGTATTTTATTTATTTCTGCCATATCTTCCCAAACAAAATTATTATCGGCTTCTGCTTCTACTACCCTCATTACTTTTAAAGGTAGAGCACAAGCAGGAAGCCAATCACGTCCTAATTTTCCATCAGTGCGTAAATCTTGTGTAACATCGGTTTTACTAAAATCTGATCGATTATTATCATACTGTGTTTGTTTTTGACATTCAGTAGAGCAATACACTGCTGATTTATGTTTTTCATATTTAAATTCTTTTCTACATCGAACACAACGAAAAGTCTTTTGTTCATTTAAATAATGATCTTGTGATTTTTTAATTGCTGTATCACAGCATTCCTTACTACAGTATTTTGTTCTTCGTGGAGGGAGGTTTTTTTGACATTCAACACAATAACCCCTTTCCGTAATTTCGTATTCAGAGTTTGTTATTTCAAAAAAGTTACCCATATAAATAGGGTAAAGGAGATAAACGCCAAAGTAAACTACTAAATAGAGTAAAAAGTCCCCATAGAAGCTGTTAAAGAGCCTACATCCCATATAAGCTAATCTGGGACGTTCTGGGGGCTTTTATATCCTTTTTAACTTACTTCCTTACCTACTAGTAGATCGTTTAGCCTGTGGCATCTGGTAAAGCCGATTTTTAGAAAAAGCCTAAAAATTTATAACTACCAATCCCATCCTGTATGAGGAGCAACTTTTTGATTATCTGAAGCCAATTTGATCTCACGATCGTTTAACCACTCATTAAATGCCCTTTGTGTTTGATCAACGTCCGAGTAGAGTTGTTTAAATTCTGACCACTTATTACGTGCAACTTGCACACCATAATAGTAATCACCGTCACCGAGCTTACAACGTGTAATTATTTGCCACATACGTTGTTTTGTAACGTCGTATTCTTTTCCTAGTTGTTCTAGTGTAGTTTCTGAGTTGTTCCATTTGTCATACATACTTCTGTATCTAATGGAGTTTTCTTTTGCTTTTTGTTGTGAGATACCTTTCATGTTTTTATTTCCTTTGTTTCGCCCCATGACGTACCTAGTTCTTGATCCACTAATAGGGGAACAGCAAGTTCGACACAGTTCTCCATTATTCTTGTTACTGTGTTAGCTTGTTCTGTGTTCTCTATTGAAATATCAACTTCATCGTGGACTTGTAGGTGAGGAACTATTCCTTCCTCCCATAAACCTATCATTGCTAACTTAGTCATGTCAGCAGCAGAGCCTTGTATTAAACGATTTAGAGCCTTGTATGTGTATGACCTTTTTAAGTCTTCACCATATTTTTCTTTTGCCTCTTCAAGAGGTAAAGGTAGATTGCGTTCATATCTGCTTTCCCACAAATCGAAACGACAGTGTCTACCTGCGAACGTTTTGATATAGCCACGTTCCATAGCTACCCTTGCACATTGGTCTTGTAGAGCTCGAATAAAAGGAACGTTGGCGTGATACTGCCGAAAAAGTTTCTCAGCTTCTGTATCGTCTATACCTAGTTCTTTAATCAACTTTTCTTTACCCATCCCATAACTTAATCCTAGATTAATCGTCTTAGCCTGTTTACGAGGTATGTTAGCCATGTCTGCAACTATCTGATGAAAGTCTGCGTTGTCGTCTCTATATTGAGCGACGGCATTCTCAGCACCATTTAGTTTCATTTGATTAGCATAATGTACAGTTAATCTAGGTTCTTGTTGAGAGTAATCGAACACGCCCCACTGACACCCTTCTTCAGGAATAAACAACGAACGTATCAGGTTGCCTATTTCTGGGTCACGTGCAGGGACTTGTTGTAGATTAGGATTGCTATAACTAAACCTACCGCTGACTGTACCGCCACGATCATTACGCATAGGATGTGCTTCTGCATGAATCCTACCGTTAAATGCGTGTTCCATAATCATCTTATCGATAAACGTAGTTCTAGCTTTGTTGAGTTTTCTAGCTCTAACAATTAATTGTGGAAGTTCATGCTCATGTCCTTCTAACCAGTCCTTTTGGAAACTAGCCATCCCCTTTTCTGTGCGAGGGAACCACAAGTCATTCTTTTCAAAAATATTTTGTAGAGAAGCGTTAGCCCATAGATTTACATCACTACCATACTTACGCTTTATCTCTACTTGTATTTTCTGTTCCTCAGTAGATAGTTGCTTGCTAACTACTTCAGCTTTCTCTTCATCTACTCTAACCCCTCTCCATCTCATTTCTAATAGAAGGGGAATCAGCTTAGATTCCATTTCAAGTATTTTTTCTAGCCCTTGTTCAGCTATTTCTAGTTTAAGTTTATTCCATAACTTTAATGTAAGTGCTGCATCTTGTTGACCATAAGGTCCAACGTATTTAGCATGTAGCTTATACATCTCTGACTTAGGGTTGACACCGAAAGCCAACGCTGCATCTTGTAATAAAGACTCATCTTTCTTTTCATCACAATAAGCAACGCCTAAGTTATCGAGTGAGTAAGAAAACCTATTCTCGTTTATTAAAGGAGCTGCAACAATCGTATCAAGTATATTACCTTTTACAATAATGCCTTCTCTCCTTAACCACCCTACATCGTAGAGAGCATTATGAAATATAACGTCCCTCTTAGTAGAGCTGAGTAGATTTGTTAACCACCGTAGAACAATCGTCTCATCTAGATTACCACCACCTTCATGACGGATAGGGAAATAACCACACCAATTCTCTGTTGCTACTCCGATACCTACAATATGCCCACGACCTGTAGCCCATCCTGGACCACAAGTCGTTAGGTGAGGATCATAAGTTTCTAAATCAATAGCCACTGTCTCTGTCTCAGAAAACTGAGGAAAGACATCAGGCACTGTCCAGGAACTTTCAGGAGCGAAAAGAGAATTCTGCATGATCATTTCTTCTTTTTAACCCTCACGACTTTCACTTTTGGTTTTTTAGCCTTTTTCTTTTTCGGTGCTTTACCGCCTTCCCAAGCTTCGTTAACGTTTGGTGTAGACTTATCGTCTCCTTTATACGTTCCCTTTTTAGTTCTAGCTCTCTTAGGTTTAGCTTTAATCACAGGAGCGTCTTCAAACGAATCCAGTTTTACTGTGGCGTCTTCCACCGCTGATTTAATTACTTTTGCTTTCGCAACCTCGTCCACCTTTGCTGGCGGAGGTGTTAGAGGTGTGTTTATAAAAGCTATAAATTTTGACCACCAATTCATATTAGTCCTCCTCTCTGTCTTCTTCAACAGAGTAATTTACATCATTAGCTTCTGATACTATTGTTGCTGTTTCTATGTCAGCAGTATTAGTCATGATGTGTTCTTCAGTTAATAATAAATACCTACGCAAATCCCGTATATCATCGAGTAGACCTGCTTCGCCTTTATAGACTTCACCCGCCTCGAATATATCCCAACCATGCTTTTCAGCTTGGTGCTCGATCCTATCGAACTTACGTGCTAACATCATAAAGGCACCTACACCTCCACGACGTTTCCAAGAGTCGCCATACGACGTTTCGGCTCGTTTAAGAGCTTCTAAATCGTTTTGAGCAGACTCTTTCATTTTTTCCCATTTATTGCTCATGAGTATCTCCTTTGTCCGTCTTGTTAATAGTCGTCTTGTCTCTCTTACGGACCCAATCGAGACAAGCCGTTCTCCAATCAGAAGCTTTTATTAAATTTATCTTGTTATAGACTTCTTCAAAATTCTTCATCGTATACGCCCTATGTACTTGAAGCATAGGAATAGCTATATCGGTGAATGCTGGGTTAACCCAATTATCTGTATAAGACTCTATGTCCATAGGATGCATATTAAAAAATCTATTAAGTTCCCAATCCAAAACATCTACATCTTTGAATAATAAGCTAGGCTTATAATCATCTAGAGTATCATAAGGATTCTTTATATCTCTATAAGTGTATATATCTATCTCCATGTGCTTAACTTTGTCCCACACAGGATTCAAATAGATATGAAAACTATCACTAACTTGTCTATACACGCCAACCTCTATCTCTAAACAAGTAGCTATGTATTCTTGTAATACTGACATATGAACCACGTTAGCACCATAAGCCCCCCATAGCATATCGTTTGATCGATTACATACTGTCATGTTTAATTTGTTATCTCGTATCTTGAAATAGATATTAGTATTACAAGGAACATCTTTGCCTTGTTTATCTAAATCATGTACAGGATCCCACATTTGTAATACGCATCGCCTATCTTCAGGATTTTTCTTTAACATCTTAATAATGATTGCTAATTGGTTTTTTAGGAAATAAGTCTTCCACCTATAACCATAAGCCCCCCATAGAGTTTCACCATCATCTGAAAAATCTTCCATAGACTTAACAAAATAAGTTAATGGTTTTAAATCGTTGTGTCCTGCTAACATCCAAAGACTTTCTATAAAATGAAAGAAAGGGTTAGCGTCTCTTTGTTTATACAAACAGACTCGTTCGCAGGGTTTACTATAAACCGTTGTTACAGGTTGTAGAGCCTCGTATGTTGTTCCATTACGGCTTTCTTGTACTCTATACGCTGTGTCATCTAAAAATAAATCAATACCTAATAACAAAGCATCGTTTACGTTTCTTGCGTTAATCACTCTCATAACGTTTCCTGATACCCATCTATTATTTCACCTATAAGAAAACTTATCTCGTTCTCGTTTAGTCTAGGAAGTTTTCTCTTTATGAACGCTACTGCCATTTTGTGATCAGCAGCGACTTTTAAAAAGAAAGCAACTTCTAAAAACTGGGTGTAATGTATGTCCACTGAGTCGCCCCAGTCTTCTAAAAGCTCAACCGAATATTCGTTAACTTTTCCCATATTTACTTTCTCCTTCTATTAAATCTTCCACCATAGGAAGATCGTTTGGTTTATATATAGACCTTGTTCTGCCTTCTCCTTTGAGAATACGTGAGTATTTATCAAACTCACAAAGTCCACCTTCTATGTCGCGTAACTCATAGAATCTATCGTTACGCATGGTTATATGTGGGGGTAGTCTATCGACAACTATCGCATATAACTCTTGCATTTCTTTGTTCCAATCATGACTGCGATGAGAAAAATCTAGTGGTCTGCCTGTTAGCCTATTAAGTCCTCGCATAGCTCCTGGACCTGCATTAGCCCATGTCATAATATCAGTTGCCTCATCTAGTATGTATGTGTGTCTTAAATCAGTAACTGCTTCGTATGCCATAAATGGACCCAAATAAGGGTATTGCCTCAGTAACGTCCAAGCAGACTTTAAGGAACTTACTCCCTCCGCTTTATCGAACTCTAAGCGTTTGATTAACCACGTCTTTTCTTCCCATAAATTATTAATACAGTCAACAACTCCTGTAACTTTATCCATACCGTTTGGTGTTTTGATGATATAAGAACCAGTAATCCACTGAGGCTGTTCTTTTATAAGTTTTATGGCTTTATCACCATCCCAGTTCACCAATAAATCATTCTCTATTAACGTTCTTCCTGTCGGTATATAGTTAAACCAACGGAAGATAATCGTAGCCATAATAACATCTGAACTATTAACTAGAGGGTCTCTAATGTGTGTTCTAAACCACCTAGTTGTTCTATCGTCTTCTCGGAACACTTGACAAAACTTAAACTGTTGTAGAATAGGATCGTCTGTCCAAGGAGGAGGAAGTTTAGACTCCTCTTTTTGAAGTCTAATATTCTCCCTCTCTGTTTGCCAGTAGCAAAAACGGTCTAATTCTTCTGAATAAAATTCAGTCATTTATTTTTTCCTTAACACCCAAGAACAGTTGTTAGCGTACTCAGGGTATGGTGTTGCTGCTACTACACGTAGAAACTGTCTGCCATACCTAGACTCTAACATTTCTAATTGTTCAGGCGACCATGCTCTAGGGTATCGTTTTACATTTGAATAAGTAGGGATTCCATCTACAGAAGGTTCTACTTGTTCCTTCATCGCTTTCCTTAGATTAGGAAGCTGTATAAACGTTCCTGTAACATCTATTATCTCGAAGTTACGTTCTAGTTCTTGTTTAAGTTCTTCAAACCCCCACTCATATATGTGGTCTTCAGGTAGCTTATCATTAGAGCCATCATGGTTAGGCGTAGAAACAAAAGCCAATCCGTTAGGTCTCATCGTCCTAGCGGCATCGTCTAGCCATGCACCTATAAACTCTCTCCCCATATGTTCAATAACTTCAGTAGTCCAGAAAAAGTCTATACTTTCATCAGCAATATCAAACACTTGTTTAGGGTTTTGAGGGTCTCTAGTTACCGTCAAGTCTTGTATTCTTATTTCACCATTAAAGTTCTTAAACCATGTAGAGTCTTTTAAAGGCTCTCCACCATTAGACCAAAAAGGGTTTTCTAATTCACAGGCGGGATCAATATCGTAGCCAAGATATGAAGCAATAACATCTGATTTCTTTATGACGTATGCTTTATATAGGTTTCTTAAAGTCCAACACTCACCACAACCTACTTCAAAAGTATCTAGTGGTCTACCCAACCGCTTAGCTTCTTCAATACACATAGAAGCTATCTTATCGAAACGGCTCATATGAGCTATTTCATCAGGTCTCCAGTTTGCCAGTACACCTGCACTAGCGATATCCATTCTTGTATTTTTACTGTCGTTTTCATTGACAGTTAGTTTCTTTCTTATTGATGACATTATTGATTTACCTCCCACCAAGTTGGTTTATTTCTACCCTTCTCCCACTTAGCGTAATGTTTTTCATGTATAACGTAATTACGATAAGCGAGAATAGAGCTCTCGTTTTTATACTCATCTGGCATAGCTTGTGCTACGTCGGTCATAAGACCTCTAGTAATGTTTTTAGGCATTACATATAAAGCATCAGCTAGTTTCTTAACACTAGCATGAGTACGCTTATAGCGATAGGAGTATTCACTACCTAATGCTAAAAAATGTTTATAGAGCCACCAGTAGTTACCACTACATTCTCTAGCCCATAAAGTGCACGGATGATTCATAAACGCTTTCTTATATAAACCGACTTCGTCTGCATAATCATCTCCATCTAATATCCTGTGAGCGGTGCATAACATCTGTGCAGTTTCTAAAGTCATCTTAACTAACATCTTGTCAGGCTGAGATTTAGCAGAAACTACAGGATCCTCACTAAAATAAAATATGTTCATAATTTTCTCCTTTCTTTAAACATAAAATATATACATCTTTATACTTTACTTTTATATGCAAAGTAAAGAACTTTTATATCTGATAGTGGCGTGGCGATTTAGGCTCAATCAGATATAGGTTCTCTTTTGTTCTCGTTATACCAACATAAAACACTCTGTTCTCATCATCAGGGTTTTGTTGATAGTTTTTATAAACTCTAGTTGTTATGTCCGTTAACAACACCACGTTGGTAGCCTCGCCTCCTTTAGCGGCATGGATAGTAGACAATCGTATACGTGGTTGTTTTGTTATCTTTTCTCCTCTACGTAGCATGGCTCTTATGTAACTAATCTCACTAGGACTTAATAAAGTAAAAACGTCATACCAATGACCGTCAGGTAAATCAGAGAACTGGTTTTTAAGGTCTTGGTATTGAAATGTTAAGTTAGAATCCAACATATCTAGTTTCTTATGCTTTTCAACTTTCACAAACTTTAATATGTTTGCTGCTTCAGTAAGACTGATAGACTCTCCTTTTCTTAATCGTTCCCAATAAATAACCGCTCTTACTTTCGCTTCGGAAATACTGGGTCTGCCTTTAACTTCAAAGAACCACCCTTCGTTTCTACAATACTCATCCACATCTTCTAAAAGATAATTGGTTCTAGCTAAAACCAACCAATCCCCTTCTTCCATATCTACTAGTTCTATAGTGGGTTCCCACCTAACCATGCCTTGTTCTTTTCTAGGAGTCCATTCTTTATATATTCTAGATCGAACTTGACCAATACACTGTCTAGCCACCTCATGAACAGCAGCAGGGACACGATACGATTGTTCTAAGACCAAAGCATCTTTAGAGTTTTGTATTAAGTAATCAACATCCGCTCCCGCCCACTTATAAATTGCTTGATCGTCGTCGCCTGCTACATATATCTTTTTAGCTTTTTCTGCAACCTTACGAACCACCGCCCATTGTAGAGGGGATAAATCTTGAGCTTCATCTACAAACATAACTCCTAATTCTGGTACGTCTCCCTCTTTCAAAAACTTATGTAACATATCTGTGTAGTCAACTAATAATCTGTCTTCCTTAAACAACTGTAACCCTCTAGCAAACCGTTCTAATTCAAACCAACCAACAGCGTCCTCTACCTCGTGCCATTGTTCTTTTAATGGTACGTTACGCATTCTAGCCAAGTTCTCTATGAACGCTAATCGATCATCGTGAGTCATACCGAAGATATGCCCGTCGTCTGACGTGGTTCTTCCTGTGAGTCGTAGGTTAAGTTTCTCATTAAGGTCTTTTATGTCTGTATGGCTTACTACACTTTCTCTTGTTAGTCCTAGTTGTCTAAAAGCTAACGAGTGTAGTGTTCTAAAGAAAGGCAGTTCTCGATCACTGATATTAAACTTATTCATAGCTCTTTCCTTACCTTCGTTTACTGCTTTTTTAGTAAAGGTAAAGAAACCAATACTCTCAGGTTGAGTACCGCTCTCTAGTTCATCTTCTATAAGACTAAGTAGAGTGCTGGTCTTTCCTGTTCCAGGAGGTCCAAGAATAACTTGTGTGTGGTTAGGTAACGTCATAAACCACTTCTGAAGGTTAAGTTAATTCGTTCTTCTGCTTTTTCTAAATCAGGAACTGCGTGGGTAGAGGTCATCTGATTATGACCATCAAACATTAAAACATCACCATGTTCTAATAAGAAAAACTTTTCATCTATTAAAAAGTTCTCTTTTCTAACTTCTATCTCACTGGTATCTGTTTGCATTTTAATTGAGTTCTCATACGTTCTTTGAACGAAGACTCTAGGAGCACCTAACGAGATCGAAACAACTATATCGTCTAGTGTAGGGACTGTGTCTGAGTGATGAGGAATCCCTTTGCCGTCTTTACCGTAATACCCACATAAGCAAAACGTAAATTGTTTATCTACTCCTATCTCGTCCCAAACAAGTTTCTCTGCTCTTTGTTTTATCTTATACATAGGGTCAGTCCATGCTGTAGGTTTATATAACTTACCTGCATAATTAAAAGAAGATGTACCATATCCTTTTGTTGGTCTGCCTTTTACCCTCTTGCCGTTAAACTTTCTTTCTCTAGGCTCGTCCCACTCCGTAATAATTCCAGGATCACAATCTCGAAAATGGTTTTTAATATAAATCATCATAATAAATTGTCGTTAAATTCTGGCAAATCATGAGACTCATCTTGTGCTTTAAACTCATCTATGTGCCAGACGTTCACACCTTTTCCTTTTATATTAAAGAAGTAAGGCTCTCCGTGAAGTTGTTTTAATCGTGCCGTTAGTTTGTTTCTTTGATATTCTTTAAAATTGTTTCTATGTAAATAATCCATTAAGTCCATAAGCCTAAAATATGTTTTGCCCTTATTAGTCCAAGGTTTATGTAGTAATAATTCATCCCTCTCTCTAGCAGGTCTTTCTGTACAAAAAGCCTCTAGAAGCTCCATAAAGTACCCTTCTGTAGAACTCTCTTTAGGTACTTCTACTATGGTTATGGCGTCTAATAACTGCTGTATAATCTGATTCCAGACGTTTTCTTTTACCTTCGGTGGTATCTTATTTAAAGCGTCCATACACTTACGTTGAAATCTGTTTTGATTTAACAAGTCGTCTGTCTCTAGTTCTAGTCTTCCGCCCTCTACATCCAGGAACCATATTGGTGGGTCACTATCCTGTTTTGTGAGGTTACTGAATAAAGGTGTACCGCCGTTAGCACCAATACCAAACTTACGTGTTCTACATAACGGACTATTACAATGGCTCGCTATAGGTTGATCGTTACACCTGTAGAAATAATCTTTTCTTTGTAGCTGTTTGCCTACGGTTAAAACCTCTTGTGCCCCCAATGGTGGTTGCATGTACTTTATATTGATATCTTCTAATCGTCTTTCCCAATCATCAGGAAACTTCTTCCTTAGAAAAACACCTACATTAAATAAGCCTGAGTTTCGTGATCCTTTAGGAAACCCTTGCACAACTAAGTGTTGTATACACGGAGGTGCTTGGTCTAACCACTCCATAGTTTCGTTTAACGGACTGGCTTCTAATCGTTCTAAAGCACTTGGTTTTAGTTCTATTTCAGAACAATAGTTTAAAAATTCTTCTGGAGTTAACGCTTGTCCTTCTTTTCCGTAAGCGTATCTAGTGGAATTCTCTCCACCGAAATAAGGCATGTTTAATGTACTGCCTCTGTCTCCTCTATCTAATAATAGTTTAGTTTGTTTAGGGAATATTTCTACTTGTCCGTACCCTATTGCAGCAGCGATTTGTCTTAACTTTCTTTGAACCATAGACGCCGCTACGGGTTCACTAAGAAACATATAGATATGTGCTCCGCCACTTTTACTACGACAAAGAACTAATGGTAACTCCTGCTTTGCTATTTTGATTGCTAAATCTTTTAAATCTAGCTGATACTCGTCAACATCGATGGCACCCCAGACACATTTATTGTCCTCGTCTATCGCTACAATCCCCACGCTTTGCTGACCAGACAAGTGGTCTTCCCATAACTTTAGTAAATCGTCGTCTGACAACTCCTTAGATATAGTGATGTTCTTACCACTCGCCTTGCCATCTTCCCTAGTTTCATTGTTAGCTGTAAAAGTTCCATACGCTTGACGTAGTCCTGCATAGCGTACAGCAAACTCGTTTGCTAACGACATACAATATCTCCTTATTAGATAGTGTCGCTAACAATATCGTTCTGCTGTTCTTGTTTTACTTCAACGTCTCCTGACCTAGCGGCACCCATGAAGTCTTTAGCCATCATAGCTAGAGACATATCTGTAGCACCCTCTTGGTTGATTGAGTAACCGTTCCAACTACCTTTATCGTTAGATTGTGTAGTCGTAGTTAATCGGTAAGTATAAGCGAACATAGGAGCTTCAACTGATTCTCCCTTAGAGTTTTGTACTCTAGCCATTCTTAACATGGTTAACCATTTTCTAGACACACCCAACTGTGTGGATGTAAATGCTAGAACTGCTTGTTGTGCAGTTTCACCAGCAACAACTAATATAAAGAACTGTGCCGTTTCAACAATCTCATTACCTTCAGGAGTGTAGTATCTTCTAGACTCGTCGTCTCTAGTACACTTAGAAAGAATAGATATATCGTGACCTGCGTTAACAAGACCACCACCTTTTTCTCTAGGGATCCACTCAATGTACTTCTTATTATAAGCACACGGAATAATAGAGATGCCTTTATCCCCATCAAAAGCTTCGCCTGTAACGGTGTTGTACAGATCACCTGCACTAGCACCTTCTACAAAGCTTCCGTGTTTCTTTTGTAATTGAGGAGACATCGGTTGTAGAACTCTAATAAAGGGGATTGCGAAATCCTCTGTAGTTGTTTCTTCTAACCCTGTTCCGCCTGATAATAAACTATCATCAAACGTACTCAACGCTGTTGTTTTAGCTTCCGCTATTTCATTTTTATTTTCATTTTCTGCCATAATATTAATCCTTCTTAATAGTAGCTTTAGTACCTATATAGATACCAAAGGGCTCGGTTGGTATATCGTTCCCACTAGTAAACTGCTCTTTTACAAAAGCTTTTAATGTACTAGGGTGAACACTTTGACGCACCTCTGGTGATAGTCCTCTAGATTGTAAAGCTGACACGGTTTGTTCAACCACTTCGCTTTCCTCACGTCCGAACTTCATAAGAACTTCGTTCTTAATCAGTCCCTCGTGACCATTAGATACTAGCCATTCATACGCTTTTTCTTGGTTTGCCTTCGATATGTGAGCGTTATAAAACTCTTTAATGGTGATATTCTCACCCGTACTAAGTCTTATTTGAGTAAGCCCCGCCGCTTGCATAGCGTCAGGTAACTCTTGCTCCGAAGTCAAACGAAGTTCTTCCTTCTTAGCCTTTAAACCAGCTTCAAGCTCAGCTACTTCAGTAGCGAGTTTTAACTGTTTATTAGCTAATGTGGAAACTATAGAGAGTTCTCCATCAGTAACATCATTAGTCCATTCCTGGACATCTGCTGTTCCGACTAAGTCCTCAAAGGTTGGTTTCTTGCTCATTTATTTCTCCTTTCTGGTGTAAATCGATATCAACGGGATAATATAAACCTTCCTGCCTATCCCATTTTAAGATACTATATTTACCTCGATTATAAAATGCAGCGATAGAACACGCTACGCCAATGGCGGCAGGATCGCCGATTAATAATAAGTAATCGCCTTCTTTGTAGTCCTGTAAAAGGCTTTTCATCCTACGAACTGAGGGAGACGCACTTAACATAATTTGTGTGTTAGAAGGTAACAAAACTTCAAAATCACCATACTGTCTAGCAGAGGCAATGTTTCTACCTTGAACTTCTTGTACGACATATACTGTCACTTTTTTCTCCTTTCTTATTTCTAGTTAATATATAACGTTATAAATAATATATACCAATTACGGCAAAGTAAAGCTATTACCGATATGTCTTTTTAAAAAAGAAAAAACTTTCTGAAAAAATTTTTTAAGAGTAGCTAATATCGCTAATAAACTAATACTGACCAGTATATAACACAGTGTTTAAGAGGTTATACCAGTATTAGATTTAAAATATCAGTATTAGAGGGCATGGGGAATCTATTAGCTTGGGCTATATATTAACTAGTTTGTAATATATAATCTCAGGTAGAAATTAGAAAGGGTATATACATGAATTATAAATTTAAAACTAAGCCGTATGAGCATCAGCTATTAGCGTTATCTAAGTCTTGGAATAAACGTGAGTATGCTTATTTCATGGAAATGGGAACTGGTAAGTCTAAGGTCCTCATAGATAATATAGCTATGCTTTATGATAAAGGCGGCATTAATGCTGCAATAATAGTTGCACCTAAAGGGGTTTATAGAAACTGGTCAGAGAAAGAAATACCTACTCATATGCCTGATCACGTAGAAAAACAAATAGCTGTTTGGACTCCCGCCCCTACAATAAAACAAAAAAGAGAACTAACTAAACTCTTTGAAAGAGGACATGATTTAAAAATACTTATTATTAATGTAGAAGCGTTTAGTACCAAGAAAGGAGTAGCTTTTGTAGAAAAATTCATCTTAGCACACAATGCTTTGATTGCTGTAGATGAATCAACCACAATTAAAAATCCAAAAGCTCAAAGAACTAAAAACTTATTGAAGTTAGCTATCAATACTAAATACAGAAGAATACTTACAGGGTTTCCTGTTACTCAGTCGCCTTTAGATTTATATAGTCAAAGCAGTTTCCTATCCACACAGTTGTTAGGTTATACATCTTTTTATTCTTTCCAAAATAGATACGCTAAATTAATTAATCGTAAAATGGGAACTCGATCTTTTAGACAAGTTGTGGGATATCAAAACTTAGAAGAACTTACTAAAAACGTAAGCGAGTTTTCTTATAGGGTATTAAAGAAAGAATGTTTAGACCTTCCTGATAAAGTTTATCAAAGAAGGGAAGTAGAACTAACTACTGAACAAAAGAAAGTGTATAAAGAACTTAAAGACTATGCTATGGCTGAACTAGACTCTCATGAAATAGTTAGTGTAACTTCTGTTCTTACACAAATCCTTAGACTACACCAAGTTGTTTGTGGTTTCGTTAGACATGATAACGGTGAAGAAGTAGAAGTTAAAAGTAATCGTTTAGATGAATTAGTTAACGTACTAGAAGAAGTACAAGGTAAAACTATTATATGGGCTAACTACCAATACGATATAAAAAGAATTTTAAAGAAGTTACATGACATAACAGGTGTTGATAGTGTAGCTACTTATTATGGAGAAACACCAGATCAAGAGCGTCAGGAAATAATTAGAAGATTCCAAGATCCAAATTCAGACCTACAATATTTAATTAGTAACACACAAACAGGTGGTTACGGCATAACACTTACTGAAGCAAGCAACGTTATTTATTACAGTAATAACTACGACTTAGAAAAACGACTACAGTCTGAAGATCGTGCTCATCGTATAGGACAAACTAATAAAGTAACTTATATTGATTTAGTAGCTAAAGGAACTGTTGACGAAAAGATTGTAAAAGCTTTACGTAACAAACTTAGTTTAGCCCAAGAAGTTCTTGGCGATGAAAAGTGGAAAGACTGGATAGGTTAAGCCATCTTATATTTCATAAGATCCGCCATAGCCTTATCTCGAGGATAGTGTTTGTTAATCACCTCTTTAACAGAAGGGCTATTCATTTGACCCACAACATTAGCCATAGCTTGTTCTTGAACAGCAGGTTTTTGTAGGTTTTCCATAATCATCTGTCTTAATACATCACTGTCAGACATACTGCCTCCGCCTTCGCGATACAAAGGTCCGCCTTTTTTCATACGGTTCATCATAGGCTGTTGTACTCTGCCTCCAGACATAGGATTTGGTACTGGTTGTCCACCAACAGGTTGTCCCACCATAGGAGGTCTAGGAATTCTAGGATTAGTTCTTCCTGGATGAGCTCTCATTAAAGGAGCTCCCATATTAGCCATTATAGGTTCTTCTGCTCCGCCGCTTTCAACACTAGCAATCAACAAAGCTTTTGCGTTATCTAACACAGCAATAGCAGCACCTACATCTCCTTGTGCTCTACCAACTACGGCTTCTGCAATCAGAGCCGAGTCTTGTTCTATATCCATTCCTGCTTCTTCTGGCATAGGTTGTCCTTCCATAGCCATTTCACCCATTCCTGGTTCAGGCATAGGAGGAGCCATTGGCGGTTGTCCACCACCCATAGGAGGCATTGGAGGTTGTCCACCACCCATTGGCGGTTGTCCCATTGGTGCTCCGCCTTGCGGCATCATGCTTGCGATACCTGTTAGTTTTTCATTAGGGTCCATAATTATCTCCTTGGTCGGAATCCGCTTTGGAATACCTGTGTTGTTAGTGTATCACCTTGTCCGTTCATCGGCAACATGGAAATACCTTTGTTTAAATATCCACCACCTTTTGCTCCTGCTGGTGCCATAGCAATCATACGTGGGGGCTCTTTTGGGGGAACAAATATTTGATCATCCCTTCGTTTATCGGGGGGTTTAATTATTGGTAATCTAGGGTTTGGTAGTCTTGGAGGAGTCGCTGGAAATCCAGGAGCTTGACCAAATTGTTGTGGTGTCATTTTTCTAGTTAACGGTGCTGTTCCACTATCTGTTGAATATGGTGTATATGGATTACTGAGGGGCTTGCCTGTATAATAATTTATCACAGGTTGTTCTTCAGGGTAGAACGGCGTCATTCCTGGTTCACTGGGATCAGGAACTATAGGATCAGGAACTATAGGATCAGGAACTATAGGATCATCTGGTAAATAAGGAGGTAAGTTCTCCCAATCATCTGGATCAATATCAATACTGTCCCAAAAATCTCTTTCGTCTATGTCAAAAATATCTGTATATGGATTCCCTGAAGGTATATCTACATTAGGGATAACTGACGGAGTGAACGATTCATCTATTGACGGAACAAACGGCTCAGTTATTTGGTTGTTATAAAAGTCTAGACCAAAGTCGTCTTGAATGCTGTCTATAAAATCTCTTTCATCTATATCTAAAACAGGGGCGGGAGGTACAAAAGGAATCGAGTCTTCATTAGGCATTGGAGGTATTATAGGGTCTGCAACTTCGGGGGTAGGTAACGGAGTAACAGGATTACCAATCCAGGGAATACTTGGGTTAGCCTTAACAAAAGGAGGAAGCTCTAGTTCATCAGGTATTACGGGCAAAGATGTTTCTGGTTGAGGTATAAAAGCATCGCCAATAGTATCTATAAAATCTCTTTCATCTATATCAGTTGGTGGAGTCTCTCTACTTCCCCAAATAGGAACGCCTCGATCATCTACGGATTCTGATAAACGTTTATCTCTGGGGGCAGGAGTAAAAGAACCAAGACCTTCATCTACAAAAGGCTCTTGTGCTAATTCTAGTATTTCAGGAAGTGAAGCTATTCCTTGCTCTATTTCAGACGCTTGGATATCTTTAAAATCAGCAACGTCTGCTTCGTATTGATCTGTTGCGTTGTTCTTCGCATCGTTTGCATCTTTTCTAACGGTTATCGCTTCAAGAGCTTTATTAATAGCGTCTTGATCAATAGTAGGAGCGTCATAATCAAAAGACGGAATTGTAAATTCAGGCTCTCTTTCTCCTATCTTAATAGGTTCCCTAGCTATCCTTTTTGGTGCGTCTGGTGCCTCTGGTATTCGTAATCCTCTTAAACCACCTATGCCTAATCTTCCCCTCATTATAATACGCCTCCCATTTCTAGAACTCTCTCAGGGATAGGTACTATATCCTGTACTCTTGATTTTTCTGGAGTTTTTTGTGTTTTGTCTGTTGTATCATAATACTTCATTTCATTTCCTATGTCGTTAACGGCAACCATATTATAAGAAGTTAAGAAACTTATAAACTTTTGAGTGTTTTCTCTGCCTTGTGCAAACGCCATACTTCTTTTAAACAGTTCAGGATCCAATAACATACGACCAATAAACTTACGAGAGTTTTCTGCTTGTCTGTTAGTTATAGCGGTTGCTCGTCTACCCATTTGTGTCAACGGCGGTATTAATAATCTCATCAGCATTCGAGCACCTTCTACGTTAGCTCCTGGACCGTATTCTCCTCTAGCCAATGCTCCTGCTACTTGTTCTGAAGGTGGAACTCCTATTTCTCTTTGAACCATGCTGTTTAATATTTTTAAATTTTTAACGAATTCTTTACCTTCTTTTTTACCCAACAAAGGAATCATAAAACTATCGAAAGTTAGTCTCGGACCAACAACTTCTTCGGGACCAAAACCATCTTTTAATAGTTTATTTAAGCTTGCAGCATCTATTTGAAAACCGCCGCCTTGTCTAGGTGTGATAATATCTTGTAGTAAATATCGTTTAGTAACTTGTGCTACTTGTTCCGCTAGTTCTGGATTGTCTTTAGTAATGGAAGCAAGATATTCAATATCCTCTAAAATACGTCCTGATTGTTTTTGTGTTCTACCTGTTGCTAAAATAGATTCAACAATATTAGTTACTCTTTTATCTGGATCGCCTGCTCTTGCCATACCAAAACGTGCTTCTATTCTAAGTATGTCCTCATTGTTTTGTTCTAATTGTTTAATAACTCTATTAAAAGAGTTAGGACTGCCAAACCTAGACATAAACTTCTCTTCTCCAAAAACTGCTCTTAATGTTCCTTCGTTTTCTTTTCTAAATTTTCTAAAATCTTGTGCTCTTTGCAAAGGAGTTCTGTCAGCATTTTCTAAAATTTCTCTTTGTATATAAGCAGCTAAACCGTTTTGTATTTCTAAAACTTCATCAGAGCCTTCTCTTTTCAATAAAGTCATTAAATCAGTCATAGGTTTGTTTTGTTTACTGCCTTTAGCACTAGTATTAAACATATACTGGGCTATTTTTTCAGGGTTGTCTTGTTGTAAAATAGAACGTATTGCTTGACTATTAGATAATTCGTATGCTTCTTTTTGATTACTCCAAGCGTGTCTTAAATCATCACCGTATTGGTTTTCGTTTATCCATTTATTTAACTCTGCTTTTCTTGTAATCTTTATTCCTGATTCCGCAGAAGCACCTTCTCGTAACAACTGATTCATTTGTTCTTCTAAGCCACGTTCTAATTTTCTAGCTTGTGCTGCTGCTGTTTGATTATTAGTTGTACTAGCAAACTCGTTTAATGCTACTCTAGATTCATTAAGTTCTTTTAATGTAAAATTAGGAGATTCAAAACCTCCCTTGCCTTTGGGACCTAGACCTCTTAATCTGTTTAAAGTGTTTTTAGCCCCCGCAGGTATTTGTTCAAACAATAATCTAACAGCTTCATCAGATTCAGCAGAACGGAACAATTTACTAGCTTCACCTTTTCTTAAATTCATCCACTCTTGTGCAGGTTTTCTTGTATAGCCTGCTCCTGTTTTTAAGTTAGTATATCGTGGGTTATTTAAAGCATCAGTCCACGCTTGGTTAAAAGGCTCTAAATAGTTTTTTCTAATCTCTTTTATTCTTGTTTGTGTTCTCTCAAATATAGGACCACTAGACGCACTTGGGTTGTCTACTTGTTTTAATACAGCTTCCCCAGCGACTGCTGCATCATCAGCTCCCCCAACTTGACGTCTGACTTGGTTAATCATTTCTTCAGCTTGGGCATAAAAAGTGTCTATATCTTTTTGAGCTAAAACTCTAAGACCTTCTGAAACTGTTGCACCTGTTGCCTCACCACCAACATCAGGTCCAATTTTTCCTGTTAAAACTCTTACGAACTCATCAATAACTTCTTGGTTCCCGCCTTTTATTTCTTGATAAAGTTCTTTTAACTTAGGGTCATCAGCGTATTTTAAAAACACAGATTCTAAATCAGCAGCTCCCACTGTTCCCGCTTGTGAAGTCATTGTTGGGTTATATCCTTTTCCAAACTCTGCCCCAAATTCATCTGTTAGTTTATTTATTTGATCTTTGATTTGTTTTACAGATATATCATCACCGTATAAGAATCCAGGAGTCGCTGCATCCGTTTGTTTAGAAGCTTGTAATGCGTCATCGATAGCTTCATATATCGCATCAGGAACATCCTGTTTACCTGTTATTCCTTTCCACAACTTAGTAATAGCTCTAGCCGATACAGTTATAACTGCGGTACCTCCAAAAGCCCAAGCACCTATAACACCTGCTTCTTTTAACATTTCTACTTCATCTAAATCGTGATAACCTAATTCTTTACCTGCTAGTAAACGCATGTAATCACCACTTGCAGCTCCTATAGCAGAGGCACCTGATAATCCCAATACTTTACCAAGTTTTGTAACAAGTCCTCCTGTGGGTCCTGTTTTACCAAAACCGAATTTTTTACCACCGTAGATTGTTGTAACTATGTCTCCCGCTATAGCAGGAAATTCTTGAGCTAAAAACTGTGCTGTGTCATCTACTGTTACTTGTGGTGAATCAATGATTCTATAGTCTTCTTCACCTTTTGGTTTAAACGCCATACCTAATGATGGGTTGCTAGGGTTTATATAAATAAAATCACCTTCTAGTCCCATTTTATCTGCAATAAATTTATAATTCTCTATTGTCATATTACGGGGGTTAAGAGCAACCATTCTATTGAATTTACCTTGATCTCCTGGATTTACAAATTGTATTTGATTATCTGGAGATGGCTCAAACCCAAGAGTAGCTATGTATCTACTTTTATCTAAGCCAAAAGGAGCGATAGGCTCTACTCTTTTATCTAATTCTCTTTGGTCAAGAATAGAAAAAGGAGCCCCCATTGGGTCTTGTCCTGGAAGTAATGAACTTTGATATTCATTATAGCTATCTAACCGTTTTTGATAATCGGGAAAACGTTCATACATATCAAACTCGATAGGTGCTCTATTATAAGGAGCAACTCTTTTTTCCCAATTTACAGCTGATTCTATTCGTGCGATTTGTTCTGGGTCATATATAAGAGAAGCTCTTGATTTAATATCAGGACTAAATATATGCGTTGCTAGTTCTAATTCTTTAGGCGACAACAACTGACCATAAGTAACGTTCGGATTATCTTTAAGTGTTTTCTTAGCTAAACTATTCGCTGCTTCATTTCTTAAAGCGTAAAATTCGTCTAGTTGTTGTTGAGTAACTTCCATATTAATACAGATTCTCGATAGCTTCTAAATCTTCTTCTAAAGTAGTTCCTGGATCTATTGTTGTTGTTTGATTAGGATCAAAATCTGTTCCTGCACGTCTTTTATGTTTTTGATAAGCTACAACATCAGGCACTTTACTGTAACGTGAATAAAAGTTTCTAAATGTAACAAGATCCATGTTTGAAAAATCAGGGGTGCCATCAGCATTTCTAGGAGCGTCCCAATACCCTGAAAGAATACTTGTAAACAGTTTATCATCTAGTGGGTATTGTCCTGAACGTATTCTGTTTTCAGATATAGATCCCATCACTACGTTATCTGTTTGTCTAACTAGTGTATCTACAAAACCTAAAATATTATCTTTAGCTGTTTGTGCGTCTTGTGTAGAACCGAAACCAACCATTTGTAAATGGAAGGCTAAATCTTTGTCAGATAACGTTCTACCTGTTTGACCATTAGCCGCTGCTGCTGCATAAGCTAACTGTAACATCGTTGCTCTAGTTCTTACATCGTTATACGCCATATCGCCTAACGAACCTAAAAAGCTAACACCGTATTCTTGACCTGCTTGTGATTGTTCAAAAGCTAACATAGCTGCTTTTATTTGATCGTCATCTCCAGATTGCAGAGCTGCGTATAAACGTTCCGCATTGTCACCTGTGCCTTCTCTACCGTTAGAACCTGCTCTACCGTTTTGTATATCATCGGCAGTAGCAAAAGCGGCTGATAAAGTCCCATCACCGACATAAGTCAAGACTTGTTCTGCGTTAGCTTTCGCACTGTTTAAAAAGTTACCAATACTAGTTACTACAGTTAATGGATTTTGACTAGGGTCGTCTATACCTTTGTCGAGCATTCTAACCATTTCGTTAGTAAGCGTCATTGTTGATAATAAAGCAGTATCTTTAACGTTTAGTTCTTCATCTTTTTTATTTAAATTAACTAGGCGTGGGTCTTTTAATTGAGTAGATAATGATGTTGTTGGTCTAGCAAGTCGCTCTACCCAATTACCCTCTAGTTCTTTTATGTTTGTATATCCTGATTTATCATCGTTCAGGACATACGCTTCCCCTCTAGGGTCAACAAAGCCACTACGGTAATCACTAACACCTACTTTAGCTTTATCTACGTCTTCAAAGTTTTTAAATTGTAGGTTGTTTATATCTTTTAATGCTTCTTTTAAGAACGCTGTTCTATTTGTTTGTTCAGTTAATCTAGATGTTTCTTTTTGTTTATCAATAGCCCTAGAAGTAGCGGCATACTCTTTTGATCCTCTACCCATTTGGCTACCTATAATCATATTAATAATTTCGTCCATGCCAAAACTATCTTTTTCTTCAGGCTCACCAAACTGTTGATATGTTTGTAGTTGTGCTAATTTCTTTTGATTACCCAATACATCAGCTAAATCAGTGCCTTCACTTAACCCACCAAGACTATCTAAATATTCTTGGTCAGTCATTGTTTCAGGTCCACCTTTAAGCATCCCCATAATCCCTTCTACCGCTATAGGTAGAAAAGGAGCTATTGTTTCTTTTAATTCAGGCTCAGGTGCACGTCTAGTGAACCTGCCTGCTGTAGGAAAACTCATTCTTGTAGGAGCTAATTTAACAGGAGTTATACCACTGCCTTCTTGTCCCCCTC